CATCGCTGACGATAACTGACACAAGCGATGATGCTTTGCTTGAACTTGCAATAACTTCAACAAGCAGAATGATTGATGACTTTACAGGTCGCTTCTTCTATGCCAACGGAACTTCTCAAAGTCCTGTCATTCGCTATTACACGCCAAATGACCCTTGGAGCCTTGCGGTAGATGATTTTGTTTCCATCTCTGAAATTGCAACTGATGACAACTTCAATCAAACTTGGTCAACTGTTTGGGCGACTTCTGACTTTATGGTCGAACCTATCAACAACCCTCGCCGTGGTTGGCCTTACACAAGACTTCTCGCAACAGGGCGGTATGTTTGGCCTTACTATCTGCCTCAAGCCTGCAAAATCACAGGCGTTTGGGGATGGCCTGCCGTTCCTTCTGAAGTCAATCAAGCCTGCATTATTCAAAGCTCAAGAATCTTTGTGCGAAAACAATCGCCCTTTGGTATCGCAGGAACCCCTGAACTTGGCACTGTCAGACTTTCATCTCGCCTTGACCCTGATGTCGAGGCCTTCCTTCGCCCTATTAAGAGAAACAATGGTTTGGCAGTATGAATCCAAGCCAAGTTCGAGATGGTCTTAAAACTAATCTTCAAACTATCACAGGGCTTCGGGTTTATGAGTTAATCCCTGACACAGTGACACCGCCTGCCGCAGTTGTAGGCCAACTAGATTTCACATTCGACATCGACAACGCGCGTGGTTTAGACCAAGCTCAAGTTGATGTTCTTGTGATTGTGCAACGCTTTTCAGAACGCTCAGGACAAGACAAGTTGGATGCCTTCCTTGCAGGAACAGGTGCCGGCTCTATCAAGACCGCGCTAGAAAGTGATCGCACTTTGTCGGGAGCAGTGAACACTTTGCGTGTCACAGGAGCCGAAGCAGGCACCTATGACTCACAGGGAGTTTCATTTCTCTCTTACCGATACAGACTCACGATTTGGGGATAGGAGAAATCTAATGGCTTACAAGGTCATCTCAGGCCGCGAGGTCTGTGGAAAAAAACAAGGTGAGATTCTTACCTTGAAAGAGATAGAAGATGCAGGCGCAAACAGTGATGCTCTCATTGCAAGTGGCCACATTCAAGCAAGTCAACCAACCATCAAACCAGCACTATCAGAAGGAGCCAAAAACTAATGGCACGCATCGTCTTAACAAACGCCCTAGTCACAATCAACGCAGTTGATTTGAGTGATTTGGTGGCATCAATTACCCTTAGTAGCTCCATTGACAGTATTGAAACCACTGCATTTGGAACTTCAGGAGCAAGGTCACGCATTGGCGGTCTTGCAGATAACTCAATCAGTCTTGAATTTCACCAAGACTATTCGACTTCAGAAGTTGAAGCGACAATTTTCCCACTTATTGGAACAGTCACAACTGTCACTGTGAAGCCAGTGAATGCTGCGACAACTGCAACAAATCCACTTTACACAATCTCAGCTCTTGTTTCTGAGTGGACACCACTTAACGGAGCAGTCGGCGAACTTGCAACTGCATCGGTCACTTGGCCAGTAAGCGGCGCAATCGTAAAGACCACAAGCTAAAATGGCTCGACTGGTTCTCACTAATGCCTTTGTATCGCTCGCATCAACAGACTTATCAAGTTTTTGTGCAAGCATCTCTCTAAATACTACTTTCGATCTTATCGAAACGACAGCGTTTGGTGACACGGCAAAAAAGAGGGTGGCCGGACTTGCAGATAACTCTGTAAGTTTCGAGTTTCATCAAGACTATGCTTCAGGCTCGGTTGAATCTACGATTTATCCGTTGCTTGGAACCGCAGTCGCTTGTGAGGTCAGACCTGTCAACACATCAGTCAGCGCAACAAACCCGAAATACAATTTCTCAGTTCTGATTGCCGAATGGACACCTCTCAATGGTGCCGTTGGTGAGTTAGCAACTGCGACTGTCACTTGGCCTATTTCGGGAGAAATAACAAAATCAACAAGTTAAACTACTAGGGGGAAACAAATGGATGGCTTAAAAATCCGTGTTCGCACTACCGATGGAACCGATGAGACTTATTCGCTTCGACCAAGAGTGATTGTCGAGTTTGAGCAGAAGTATCAAAAGGGCTTGGCAAAACTTATTGCTGAAGAGCAGAAGTTAGAACACATCTACTTCTTGGCTTGGTCAGCGATGAAGCACAATGGTCGCGTTGTCAAACCTTTTGGCAATGACTTCCTCGACACTCTTGAAGAAGTCACGCTGGTATCAGACCCTTCTTCCGAATCCACAGAGACAGCCTGACATATCAAATAGCAGCTCTCTCTGTGGAGTCTGGAATTTCGCCAGTGGCATTGCTTGATGCCCCTGACGGGGTATTAGAAGCAATCTTCGCTTACATCAAAGAACGAGCAAAGGCGCGGAACAAATAATGCAGTCACCTAATTACAAAGTCAGCATTCAGGGATTAAGTAAAAGCATTAAAGCTCTTGAGGAATTTAATCCTGATTTGAAACGCGCCTTAGATCGTCAAGTAAAAAAAGTTTTGGTGGTAATAGTCAATCAAGCCCGCGATTATATTCCTTATGACATCCACCCTTCAGGATGGGCAAAAGCAAATAAGAATGCAGGTTTGATTGGCCCACTGCAACAAGGACAAGGTCGAGGCAGTTTCATTCCTTATGATGCAGCAAAGGCTAAAATGGGAATCAAATCAACCTCGCCAACAAGCAAGAAAAACAGCACAGGTTTTCGCAATTCTTATGGCATTGTTCAAAGAGATGCGGCAGGAGCAATTTTTGAAACTGCGGGTCGCGGAAGCAAAGCAAGTCGCTCCCGCACTCGCGGTTCTCGCTCAACAAATCCGACCGCCTCTCAAGATTTCATTGAAACTTTAGAAAAATATTATGGCGTTCTGCCACCATCTAAAGGCTTAGGCCAAGATAAAGGTCGCGCTCTTATCAAAGCAGTTGATTACAACAAGAAGTCTGCCCAGCGTGCTATCTTCGAAGCAATAAAAGATGCTGAAGCAAAAGCGCAGGAACGGCTAAATAGACCGCCCAAAAAGGAGAGCGACAAATGACATTGATTGAACGCATTGTCACTGTCTATAATGACAAAGGCTCCAAGAAGGCGCTCAAGGATTTAGCAAAATTAGAAACAAGTTTTGTCAATGCCGGCAAGAAAATGGCCAAGGCGTTCGGCGTGGCCGCAGTCGCGGCAGGGGCGCTGGCAGTCAAGCTAGGCAAAGACGGCGTTGAAGCCGCTATTGCGGATCAGAAGTCACAGGCGTTGCTCGCCAATGCCCTTCGCAACACGACAGGTGCAAATGAAGCCGTTATTGCTTCAGTTGAAGATTATATTTCGGCGCAACAAAGAGCCGTTGCAGTCACGGATGACGAACTTAGGCCAAGCCTTTCAACTTTGCTCAATGCAACCAAAGATGTCACTCAGGCTCAATCATTGCAAAATCTTGCTCTCGATATTGCGGCTGGATATAGTCTCGATTTACAAACTGTTTCTAAAAGTCTTGCTAAGGCAGTCGGTGGCAACTTTGGTGCTCTGACAAAATTAGGCGTTCCTTTATCTGCCGACATAAAGAAATCAAAAGACTTAAATGCAGCTCTCGCTGAATTAGGAAAAACTTTTGCAGGTTCAGCAGCAACAAAGGCAGGCACCTTTGAAGGTCGAATGACTGCTCTGCAAATTTCATTCAGCGAAACACTTGAAACGCTTGGTTATGCTCTGATTCCTGTATTGGAAGAATTAGCAATTGTTTTTCAAACACAAGTTTTGCCTGTCTTTGAGCAATTTATTGCTAACAACAAAGACCAAATAGCGCAGACTCTTGGTGATGTGATTGATTTCTCAATCAAAGCCGCAGTTGCCCTTGGCAAAATGTTCAAGACCATCTCAAATAATCTTGGAGTTATACAAGCATTAGGTTCTCTGCTCTTCGGGATGTTTGTCGGTGTAAAAATTGTCACAGGCATTATGGCAATCCACACTGCCATTTCAGGTTTGATTCTTCTTTTCAAAAGACAGGCTTTCTTCGCTAAGAAGGCAGGAACTGCAACTGCTTTTGCAACAGGTGGTGCAACTGCTCTTGGTGCTATTGCCGCACTGACTGCTTTTTATGCTTTTGAAAAACTGACTGATTCCATTGAAGACACAACTTCTGCAACGCAAAAGATGGAAACGACTGCATCCAAGCATCTTGCAGAATTAGGCAATATCACAAAAGCCACAAACGCTGCCAATCTTGCGAATCTAAAAAACCTAAAGATTATAGATAATTCAAATAAAAAAACTAAAGACCAAATTAAACTTGAAAATGTCTTGGCCGAATTGAAGAAGAAGAAAGTTGTTCCAACTTCAACACTTTCTAAAGAGGCACAAGAGTCAATCCAATTCGAAGCAGTCCGTCTAAATCTTGTCAAGCAAGGAAATCTTGAAGAACTGCGCAGAGTTGAAGGCTTAATCAAACTTGCTGAAGCGCAAATGAAGGCCAATGAAAGCGCGCAGAGATATGCCGACCTCTTGCAGGTGCTATCGGATCAGACAATTTCAAGCGAAGAAGTTTCTGTCCTTGCTGCTAAGTGGGGCGTGACAACAGGGCAAGTCCTTGAATACATTGCCCGAATCTATGCAGCAAGCACCACAGACCTAAATGACGGCCCAATTGTCAACCTGCTAATGAAGTGGGGTCTGACAAAAGAAGAAGCCGAGAAGTATGTAGATTTTACCCGCGCCCTTGCTGACGAAAAGATTGACGATTCGGAAATCGAAGAGTTGATGAAAAAATGGGGAATGAGCCGTCAGGGTGTTCTTGATTATGCCAAGACAGTTCAAGATGGAACTGCCCTTCAAGCCGCAATTTCTAAGAGTTGGGCTTTGCCAGGAGATGAGGCAGCGCAATCTTGGCGCAATGCTCTTGCAGCTCTCAATGCCTACCTTGCCGCCCTTGGTGGCAAGACCGCACCTGGCCCTGGTCCTGGCCCTGGCCCTGGTCCTGGACCTGGCCCTGGTCCTAGAGTAATTCCAAACCCTTTCAACCCTGCTTCTGCAAGTGTCACCGCTAACGCTGTTAAAGACCAAATTGACACCTTGACTTCTTTGCGAGAGAGCGAAGAAAAAGGCACCGCAATTAGTGTCTTACTAAAAGAACACATTGACACTTTGACTGATTCTATTAGCACATCGGGTCTTGGCGCTCTTAGCGATGAGCAAGCAAGAATGCGGGCAATGGGGATGTTTGATGGCCCTGGCATCGGCGCAACCTCGACCTTTGACCCTGGCTCTTTCCGTATGGCAGAAAATGCAGGTATGACTGTCAATGTCACTGTTGAAGGCAATGTGCAAACAGAGGCAGATTTGGCCAATGCCATCCGTCAGCGAATCTTGTTAGAACAACAAAGCGGTAATCCAATTCTCTTTGTTGGCGGTCTGTAATGCCAGGCACTCCGCTTCTTGGAGTCAGCATTGACTTCGCAAATGGCCCTGCCTTTGGAAACCCTTTAATTTTAGATGATCCTTCAACTCCCCTTGGCACGGGCATCTTGGCAGATGCACCGGCAGATGTCGTTGATGTAAGTGACATCGCCCTTCGCGTTTCCATCCGCCGAGGCCGCAACCGAGTTCTTAATAGCTTTGAGGCAGGCCAAGCCACTGTTGTTCTTGAAGACACCAATGGTGACTACAACCCACAAAATACTTCATCGCCTTACAGTGGCAAACTCTTGCCTCTTCGCAAGATTCGCATTTATGCAGATTATGACGATGGTAGTGGCCTTGACCGCTATTATCTTTTCTCAGGTTATATCACAAGTTTTGACAACACTTTCAGGCTTGGCAACGATGAAGTTTCAACTGTGACTTTTCAATGTGTCGATGCCTTTCGCCTTTTACAGAATGTTCAAATCACGACTGTTGCGGGTTCTTCCGCCGGTCAAACCACGGGGGCGCGCATTGAGAACTTGCTAGATTTGGCAAGTTTCCCTGTAAGCCAAAGAGTGATTGATGTAGGCGACACGCTTGTTCAAGCCGACCCTGCAACCTCACGAAGTCTGCTTGCAGCTTGTCAGAATATAGAACAGAGCGAACTAGGTGGCTTCTTCATTGATGATGAAGGCAATGCGGTCTTTTTATCAAGGTCAACAGTTTCAGAAAAGGCTGATGAAACGCCTTTGTTGTTCAATGACAATGGCACTGACATTTCATATCAAAGCATTGACTTTGCCTACGATGACACACAGATTTTCAACGACATCAGTGTCACGCGCTTAAACGGAGTTTTGCAGAATGTGCAGTCAACAAGCTCGATAGAAACCTTCTTCATTCACTCAGGATCGCGCTCTGACCTTCTAATGCAGACCGATGCCGAGGCCTTAGACCAGGCTTCAATGCTTCTAAATGCCCGCGAAAATGCCCTTCTTCGCATTGATTCCATTGGCTTAAACCTTATGGATTCGACCGCCTCAAATCGCATTGTGGCAGGTCTTGAATCAGATTTGTTCACCCTGATAAATGTCACCAAGACAGGTCAGGCATCCTCAACCTTTACCCTTGAGCTATTCGTTCAAGGCATTCAGCACGACATAACACCGAACACTTGGACAACACGCTTCCTCACCGCAGAACCTATAATTCAGGCATTCATCTTGGATTCCGCAATCCAAGGTCTGCTTGATGGAACTGTGGGAGTTCTTTCATACTAAGGAGAAATGATGGCTAAACAGACCTTCACAACAGGTCAAGTTTTGACCGCAGCGCAAATGACATCGCTGCAACAAACTGCAATGCTTGGTGGCGCAGCAAATGCAAAGGTTGCCTCTTATGTTCTAGTGGCTGCCGATGCTGGTGATGCGATAACGATGAGCAATGCCAGCGCAACAACAATCACTGTGAACACAGGTTTGTTTGCGGCAGGTGACATTGTCACAATCATCAATCTTGGCGCAGGTGTTTGCACAATTACCGCAGGCACCGCAACTGTCACAACTTCAGGATCACTTGCTCTTGCTCAGAATCAAGGTGGGGTTCTTCGCTTTACGAGTGCAAGCGCAGCAATCTTCTTCCAGTTCGCAACACCTGCTTCGGGCGACATCGAAGGTGTCACCGCAGGCACAGGAATCTCAGGTGGCGGAACAAGCGGAACTGTGACCATCACAAACTCGATGGCGACCGAAATCACGGCAAAGGGCGACCTTATCGTGGGAACGGGGAATGCCGCCTTCGATAATCTCCCCGTGGGGACAAACGGCCACATACTTGTAGCGGATAGTGGAGCAGCCACAGGACTTGCCTACTCTGCTGGAATTCCAGTAGTCCTAAACGCTCAGACTGCTACTTACACAGTTGTCCTCGGTGATGCCTACAAATTGGTCACTATGTCCGTTGCTGGTGCTAATGATTTTCAAATTCCAACAAATGCCAATGTTGCCTTTCCAGTTGGCACAGTTATCAATGTTATTCAAATCGGTGCAGGTCAGACCACAATCAAGGCAGTCACTTCAGGCACTACTACGATCTCATCAACAGGAGCTACTGCCACAACTCCTAAGTTGAGGGCTCAGTATTCAGCCGCTTCTTGTATCAAGGTCGCAACCGACACTTGGTATGTCGTAGGAGATATTGCCTAATGAGTTTATTGGGCATTATTGCTTCTAGTAAAAAGGGTGCAGCCGCCCCAGTTGCAGGATATAACCTCTGGCTTGATGCCGCCGATGCGACTACTTTTACTTTTTCTAGTGGCACAGTAGTAAGCCAATGGACAGATAAATCTGCTAATGCTTATGCCTTTACTCAAGGCACAGTTGCTAATCAACCTAGCCGAAGCACTACTCAAAACTCATTATCTACTATTCTTTATGATGGAACTAATGATAGTTTAATTTCCACTGCAACCGCTTCAACTTGGACTTTTTTAAGTAATGGAGATGGCGCAACAGTTTTCTTTGTTGGAAAATCTACTAAGTCATCTGCTGCATTTAGTTGTTCTTTAGTCACTAGCAACTTTGGAACTGATAGTGTTGGCATTACTGACTTTTTTTACAATAACTTATTTTATGTAGATACTTTTAGAGGAGTGGGTGGAACAGATATTTTTTCAAATGTTGCTTATACAGGTTCTACTTGGAATGTTTTTTCTTATTATTTAGACCAAGACAACGCCACCGCAGCTGATAAGATACGCCTTTATAAAGATGATGGCTCGGTAAATACGAGCACTGGTAATCATCTTGGTTCAAATAGCAACCCCTTTAGAACTTTAACTATTGGGGGAATAACTACTGACTCTTCTTTTTTTGCTGGTGAAATGGCAGAAATTATTATTTATCCATCTATATTATCTGGGACAGATAGACAAGCAAATGTTGATTATCTCCAAGCAAAGTGGGGTCTATAAAATGTTTTATATTTTCATTAGCCAAGAACACTTTGATACTTGGCATAGCGTTATCAAAGAGCAGTTAGGTATACCGATGGCAGATGGCATTACTACCGCTTATACAGAATTGCTAACTAAAGATGATGGCGAACTTTATGCCTATGTAGATCAGCAATATGCAGAGGGCTTAACACCGACTACACCGCCGCCGTTTCAGCCTAGACTTTTTGCACAATCTTTATAGATTGTGCTACGAAAGCAGGAGTTTAGCTTCATCGGCGGTGATGCCGAGGCGTTCTAGTAAGGCTGCCTTTTCAACTGCCTTGGCTTCGGCTTCTGCTTTCTCAGCAGCTATCCTTGTCAATTCAGCCTTTTCTTTTATTTTATATTCTGCTATTTCTTCGGCCGTTTCTTCGCGCTCAATAACTTCGCCCGTTTCGCAATTTACTATTCTTTTCATTAGCTCACTCCATATAATCTTACAGATGTATTTGTTAAATTTGATAAATTGGCTGTGCCGATTTGCCTAACTATCGCTACTGTATCAATAGCAGCAGTAGTGTTAAAAAAGCCCTGCCAAGTGACAGTTCTTAAAGTATTTGTTTGCCTATCTTGCCAAGCAGCCGCAAAATTGTAGTTTTTTAGTTTAGTTGTTGAGGCATAATTATCAATTAAAATATAACCATTGACAGAGTTTTCCAAAGTTGTTGTGGTGACGGCATTAAAAAACTCCAAGTGTGTATCTGTCGCAAACCTAACGCCCGTTCCCGTATCAGCCAGGCTTGCTCTTTGATTTACATAAATACTGTCCAGCGAATTAACTTTTAAGCTAAATGTTTGTTGGGCTGTTGAACTTCCGTCTATGACTAAGCCTGTCACTATCATCAGTAGTTGTTTATATGTTGCTGGAATACTTGAAAAACTAACACTAGAATTAGCACTCGCGACAGTTTCAGTGATTAAGGTTAGACCACCACTACTAGCCGCAGCCCACTTTAACCCTGTCGGTGAAACTGAACTATCCGCTACAAGATAGGGAATGTTCTTGGAACAATCTCTAAGGATTGTGCTAGGACTATTGACAAGGCGTATAGTCTGCCCCCTATGAAACTGACACCGATGGATGAGATGAAGGCAAAACTTCAGGCTCGATACGAAATGCAAGGCTTCTCAGAAGCTCTATTCCGCAACGATTGGAACCTCATCCTTAGAATGGGCGTTCACCCGCAGAAGGCAACTGTTGAGGATATTCAACGAACAGTCACATCTCCTGTGGCAACCTCGACAAAAGGCACCTACGCCGCACGCTTCCGATCCATATTTAAGACCTTGAACAAAATGAAGGTCATTGATAACAACGCTTATCTCGACCTGCCACCTGTGCGCAAGAGTCGCGGTCTGCCTCATCCCCTAACCGGCAATGAGGCTCGACTTGTTATGACAGAGGCGGAAATGCCGATGCGCCATTGGTTCATCATCGCGTGCAGTGCGGGCCTTCGAGCGATGGAAGTTGCAAACCTTCGAGGCATAGATTTAGAACAACGCGATGATGGCTACATACTAAGAGTTGCAGGCAAAGGTGGAACTGACCTGACGATTCCGATAGCGCCAAAAGTCGCAGAAGTCATCTTGAGCTACAACACGCAAGGTCGGCTTTGGGATATTACAAGCAACGCCTTGTCGAAGATGACAAGCGCCGAGATGAAGCGCCTTGGTATTGCAAACAAGACCTTCCACGCCTGCCGACATTATTTTGCAACGAATATGCTTGAGAAATCAGGCGGCGACCTTTTGGCAGTGCGCGACTTGATGCGCCACTCATCTGTTGCCACCACTCAGGTCTATACACAATTAGCTTCGGGGAGAACAAGATCACTCGTCAATCTCTTGTAAAGGAGAAATCTCTTGGGAATCTCAACCCGACAAGTCAGCGTTGGCACAAGTCCGACACCTCTTGTTGATGCGACAGGGGAAGCCGAAACTGTTGTCCTGCATTCTTCAGGCGGTGCCATCTACATTGGCAATTCTGATGTCACAACTTCCACTGGCTACAAAATGGACAACGGCGACAAGCTCGTTGTGGAGAATCACGAAACAGGGATTTGGGGCATTGTTGCCTCATCGACTCATAA